GGTCAGAGATATTCGCGCCTGGAAGGACTCGATGGAGGACGCGATGATGTCCTACGTCGACGAGCGCCGGTCGCAGGGCCGCAGGCCGTTCATCGACGCGCCGCACTTCGAGCTGGTTGAGTCGTATTTTTCTGACTAGTCGTCCCACAGCGCGCCCCATCGATATCGTTCGAGCGCCACAAAGCGGTCGAACTCAGCCTCGAATTTGCGGGGTATCCACACATTTTTACGCACCCACTGGTCCGCCTTCTTTCGCTTGTTGTAGCGAGCCTGCGCCGCCGCATGTCGGCGGCGCTTGTCTTCATCGGGGTATTGTTCAGTCATTTACGGGCCGCATCCATCCGCCTGTCTCGATAAAATTGCTCCAGCACGCGCTCCTCTCGGGTGTCCTTCAGGTCCAGCTCCAAGTCCCAAATCGGAGAATCCAATCGCACGCCGACGTAGTCCCAGTCCCCGGTGAGGAGGCGACCGTCGGTCAGCTGCTGGGCCCGGAGCTGAGTGTATCGCCAGCTCGCGCTATCTACTCCGCGTCCGTGTGCAGCGGGCGCCGCGCCTCGCACATCCGTCGCGCCGAAGGGCCCCGTCGCTCGGTCCAGCACCTGCGAGTAGATGGTGGTGCGCCACACGCGCCCCGCAGGATCATTGGCTTCCACGTAGTAGTCGACGACGCCCTGGCGCGATCGCTTCTTGGCGCGAAACGACAGCTCGGCGGGGCGGCGCACTTTCGCGATGTCCATGCGATACGCGGTCGACACGTCCCGGTTCATTTCTCGCGCCGAGCGCCTCGGGAAAACCTCTTCCAGGTGGTTCATCGCCTCGGCGTAAAATGGTTTGTCCTGTCTCATGTACTCTCTCCTGTGCAGTTTAAACGCGACCCGCGCACTCGGGGCCGAAACCCGACGCGATAGACGCGGGAACCGTCAGTCGACGCCCACAGCGGCCGCAGCGACCCGCGTGCCAAAATTCGAGCTGCTCAGGCAGCTCAGTACCGGGGCGACCCAGGGACGCGAGAAACCAGGCGAACGCTTGAAAGCTCTGCGCCTCGGGATGACCTTTCCGACCCGCGACCAACTTGAATTCACTGCCGGTCGAGCGCATGAAGCCGAGATACTGGTAGTCCGCGTCGTTTTCTGGCCCGCTGAGGACGCCGACGAAATAGGGCGCGTCGGGCTTAGTCGAAACTCTATAGGTGTAGCGGGTGCTGGTCTTTTTGGAGACCAGCGTGAAATACGCATTTCCACCCGTCATGAAAACCGTGGCGTCGGCTTTGGTGGTAAGTCGAGCAGTGTCGGTCATTTGATCAAATCTCCGTTTGCGTGGGTGAGTCCACAGCAATCAGTATAATTAACGTATAATCAAAATGCAACATCATCCCAACTCAGACCAACTTTTGCCTGTGCCTCCCTCGACTAAATTATCTGTCGGAGCGGCGGGGAAAATATCCAGATAGCCCGAAATCATGTCCTCACGCATCACCTCCAGCAGCTCGTGCGCGGTGGTCGCTGCGCTCTCGTCAATCAAGGCGTCGTGTATGGTGGCGAGCAGCTTGCTCATCCTGTGCGTCCCCGACGCACGCAGAGTGTCCAGAGACGTTTTGTGTCGCACGATGGCCCTGGCCATTACGCTCAAAGCGGCCCTCTGCACGGGGTAATTCGCGCATTTGGGAAGGTCAGGTTTTTTGCCCAAGTGAATTGTTCCGCCGTCAGCGCACCGAAGAAATCCTGTTTTCCGCGCCTCCTCCAGCATCTGATAGCGGTAGTCGAACGCCTTGGCGTAGCGCCGTGACCAAAAATCGATGTAGCCCTGGGCGGTGTCTGGGGTGGCTTTCATCGTGACAGACAGCCCTCCGGCACCGCTGCCGTAAATGATTCCGAAAGACACGGCCTTGGCCTTGGAGCGCAGCGCTTTGTCGGCTGGCTGGCGTTTGTCAATCTTGCGCCCAGCCATCTGGCTGGCCACCTCTGCGTGCACGTCACCGTGCACGACGTCGTCGAGCAGCTGCTCATCCTCGGACAGAAGGGCCAGCACTCGCAGCTCGATGCCGGAGTAGTCGAGGGCGACAAGTTGCCGCCCCATGCCTGCGATAAATGAGCGGCGCACTTGGGTCATCACTCCAAGAAGCTCCCGGTCTCTGGGAATCTGCTGCAAGTTAGGGCCGGACGAGGAGAAGCGCCCGGTCTTGGCATACCCGATGTTGAAGCGCGCTCGAACCCGTTTATCAGGCTGCCTGGCGCCCGCGCTGATTAGACTCTCGCCAAACGAAGACACATATTTTGAGAGCGTTTTGTAATCCGACAGCGCGTCCAGAAACGTTTCTGGGGGGGTGCCTTGCAGACGTGCAGACAGAGCCCTCAGAGTCTCTGTGGTCATGCTGAGCTGTCCAGTTTTAAGCGTCCGGGGCCAGCCTCGCAGAAAGCCCTCCGGCAGCAGCGCGGAAAAATAATCAGACCACTGCGAATCAGACCTGATGTTGGCTACCTCGGATTCGCTGACGAGAGCGCGAATTGTTTTCTCCCGGTCGATTTTGGTCCGGCACCAGAGCTGGACCAAAGCCTTGTGCGCCTTGGGGTCCAGCAGCATCCCGCTGTCCTCCATCTCAAGGACCGCGCTCCACATATCATTGAGAGTATGAAAACCTCGCCAGCGTCCGGCGTCAGCCTGCTCCGACCAATGTCTCCAGAGCTGCCATGTGACCTCGGCGTCACGAAATGCGTAATCAAGCTGCTCTTTTCTCAGCTTGGTCGCGCTCCAGTCAGAGCGCTGCTCCTCTTTTTCCAGGACGATTTCCAAATCCCACAAAGCGATTTTGGCAAGAGAAAATGACCCGCCGCCCAAAATAGCTCGGCGCAGGTTTCCCACATCCCACAAGGTGGGGGTGACGCCCGCTGCTTGAAACCATCGAGCTTCGAAGCCGACGTGGAAGACGACCCACCGGCCGCGGCTGAACTTCTCGGCTACCGCCTCGAATCCCCCCATCGGGTCAAAATCTACCAGCGCCCTCACATCGTCATTGCAGAGGCTGACGAGTCGCACCCGTCCGTCGTCCGGGTGCAGAGAGGTGGTCTCAAAATCGAGCGCTGTGGGGTGGTCAGCGCAGTCTCGCATGAGTCTGTCCAGGCCCTGGGAGGTTGACACTCGTCGATATCCGGGTCTAGAATTCACGGGTCAATCTCCGTTTGACAATCAACATGATCTCCACAGCAGAAAATTGATTCAGCTTGCACGGCAAAACTAGGGGCGCCACCGGCGCCCCTAATTTTTTGTGCTGCGAAGACAACACTAGCTGTCGCCGTTACCGTTGCTGGGGGCGCGTCTCTTCCGCGTGCGCTTCCCTGACTCCAACTCCTCCATCGTCATTTTGCCAGACAAAAACGCATCGACGGACGCTGTTTCCACCCAGCTGGTGACGGTGATGGTGGGCTTGGAATTTTTCTGCCCCTGCGCCTCAAATTCTTGCGCACCTAACTGCACGATGGGGATGTACGGCTCCCCGGCGCTGGTGCGGTCTGAGATTTTGATCAAGAAATCCGAGAACGCACGGCGCCCTGATTCCGAGTTGATCTCGATGGACATCTGACGTCGAGCTGCCGCGTTGTCCGTGAGGTCCAGAAACAAAAATCCGAGGAGCCTGTTCCAGCCGTCTCCAGAATTTTCCCGATACGGGCCGTGGTCCGGCAAATCCTCCATGGAGACTGCCTGTGCCGAGCGTTGGAAAATTGGCCAGATCACCCGGTCAGCGACCTTCTGCGATTTCCAGCATTTCCAGCCCTCGAAAAGCGTGTGAGGGTCGACGATGAACTTTTCTTCCGGGTCGACGTCGTCCCGGTCTCGCCCCACCGAATAACGGCCGGTCTTGCCGGAGAAATTGACGTAGGTGATGTCACCGCGACCGCCGCTGGTTTCCTCGACCACCTCGTTGATCGCTGCGCTGATGTCATCAGGTGTGAGGTCCGGGAGACGCGCTCCCTTCAGATACGTGGAAAGTAAATTATGTGCCATTGGGTCAATCTCCTAGAGAGTCTCAACGATTAGGCGCTCGGACGCAGCGCTGGTCTTTTCAAATGACGACAGGTCGATGCCCGCCGCCGCTACCGCTTTCTTGTCCAAGGAAATGCGGCCCTTGACGCTCTGCAACGCGACGTGCGCGCCGCCGATGGTCAATTCAGTTGTGTCGCGTTTTTTCAACTCAGATTTGATATCCTCGCTCAGCTCAGCCTTCTGCGTTTTCTGCGCAGCCTCCAGCGTTTTGATGTCGAGAAACGACTCGACAAGCCCGTGTAGGTTGCTACCGCGGTTAGCCCGGCGTTTACCGGACTCATCGCTTATGTCGACCCCGCAAATCTTGGTGAACGAACAGTACCGGCAGTCCCCCGTAGATTTTCCTTCGCGGTCGAGGTTGTCCGCACTGCGGACAAGGAAAATTCTTTTGGCGCGCTCCGTCATCCTGTCGAGAATGTCTGCATCGAACTCGACTTCGACCTGCACGATGTCATCGAAATTGCTGGCGTCCACATACACCAGCAGACCCTTGGTGATGTTGTCGTGGCCTCCTTTTTTAGCCATCAGCGCCATGGCTATTTTTAGCTGCGTGACATGCGCTGGCCGGGGCAGATTCTTGCGATTCGTCCGCGGGTCGATGGATTTAATCTCCAGCCCGTAACTCTCGTCGTCAAAGACAATCAGGCCATCAGGAGTGGCGGAAATTCGAGTTTCGTCATCCGCAAATGAATGCTGCTCATCGCCCGCATAGTGGAGGGGAAAGTTCACGGCCCGGAGAGCCTCCACCACGTAGCGCTCGACAGCGCGGCCACGACGAGCGTACCCCCAGCTCTGGGGAACGCCCTCATCAGAGGAGTGCTTGCTGTACCACTGCTTGCGAATGCAGCTGTCGGCCTCAGAGGCGTTCATGTATTTGCTGCGGTCTACGCTGAAGGTGTGACTCTCTTCCAGCAGATTAGCGCCCCGCTCAACCGACTCCTTTATCCAATTTTGATTTAACGGCATCTCTCTCTCCTCATTTGCCTGCGGCCATCACGGTCGCGTGCTCAACCCGTTTGGTCGCTGAGATGCGACCGACGGCCTCATCTAATTTTGTGTCGCTGACGAAGGTATCGACATGCACATGATGCGCCTGGCCGATACGAAATAAGCGGGCGTAAAATTGGTCCATCACGCTGGGACTCCAGTCCTCTTCGACGATCACGATGTGGTGCCCGCCCGCCTGCAGATTTAGCGAGACACCCATTGCAGAAATTTGACCAATCAGAATATCCAGCTCTCCGGCATTCCACTCCGTCGTGTATCGGTCCCTGGCTGACGCCGAGGTGCGGCCGTCGATGACGGCTACCTTGACGCCCGCCCTACCCAGCTCGTAGTTCAGGGCGTCGATAACGTCTCGGTGCCAGGCGCCGACGAGAATCGGCCCGTTGCCGTCTTCTATGCGGGTGACCAGCTCTTTGACGGACTCGCGCACCTTGGCGACACCCAGCTGACGGCGCAGGGATGAGAGACTCGAATCTGGGTCACGCAGTCCGGATGAAATGTCTGCCATGCTCATCGACTCAGTCTCTCGTAGAGCCTGCGTCAGCTCGGCGCTGCCGTCGAGGCGAATGAAGAGCCGGTTGCTCGTGAGGGGCGGCATCTGCGCCCACACGTCTTTCAGCTCTCGTCGCACGGCGAGGCCGCCGTCGAACATCATGTCACGCAGCTCCTCGGTGTTGCGATTGCCGACGACGAGCTGAACTGGGAAACGCGCGCCTGGGAACTGTCGTTTTTGACGCACGGTATATCTGAGCTGGAAGTGCTCCATCGACACCTTACCGATTCGCGCTTGCAGTGCCTTGCTGTCTGCGCGAACGAGAAACGGAAATAAATCGTCATTCCAACGAGTCTGGGGGGTGCCGGTGAGCATCCAGGAAAAGTCAGCGGCAGAGGTGATGCCGCCGCGGCCAAGAATCGCCTTGGTCCGCTTGGCTTTGACATTTTTTAAAGAGTGACTCTCGTCACAAATCAAAACGCGAGGCGCGAGTGCCACCAGCTCATCACGACGTTTGGTCGCGATTTCGTAACTCATTACATATACAACCGCCGCCGGGTCGACTTTCGTCTTGCCGGTCTTGAGGTGCTGCGCCGAAACATTGAGGTACTCAGCCGCGACTTGAATCCACATGCGGATGGCAATTGGCGGAGCGATGATTACGTGAGCGCGACTGTCGAACTTGTTGCCGTCAGCAACCGCGACGAGGCGCATGGCTTCAAGCGCGGTCAAAGTTTTCCCCGAGCCCATCCCGGAAAAGTTTCCAGCAAATTTGCGAGCCGCGAGGAAGGCGGCGTCTGCGATTTGATGTGGCAAAAGCGAATACTGCTGCGTCATGTCAGCTCTCCGTTGACTGAAATCGCATTATTTCAGAATCAGCCACTGACTGCAACCCCCTTCTTAGCGCGCCTCCCTAACACGTAGGTTGACTGCACGGGAGGGGGGTCGTGAAGATTTGCGGACGGATAAAAAAAAGGGGGGGCAACCATCTGCCCCCCAAGCAACAAAGGAGGAGTTGCGACTCCCGACGAAACCTAGAACGGGAGCGCACTGCAGTCTATCAGATTGCGGCTACAATAATGAAACTTTCATCACTGGAGACACAAACCGATGGCGAAACCTAAAGCAAGTGGAGGTTGGGGCCGCAGCACATGGAATTATTCTGAGCCGTCCGTGGAAGACACCACCGACAAAACCACGGATAAGGATAAGGAGGAAGACACGGAGGAAGACACGGAGGAGCGCAGCGAAAATATCGAGATCAATATCGACGACCTGCATAGAGGTCTCAGCTGACAGTGACAGATACGAAAATAGCAACCCTTTTTGGTTATTTCTGTCACCTGGAGGAGGAGGAGAGATGGCGAGTGAATTTGAATCGAAAGTCAGCGATTGGCTGACCCGACGTGAGGGGTTGGTAGTTCTGCGCAGAGGGTGGCCGGATTTTCTCTGCTACGATGAGGCATATCGACACGGTGCCTATGATGGCGTCTATCGCGGAAAAATCTTCGCCGTGGAGGCGAAAACCGCGACGGACAAACTGTCGCCGCACCAGCGGCAGATGCACAAAATTCTGACAAAAGCCGGGATCCCGGTGCACGTTGTGCGCCCCGACGCACTGACCCGAGGGCGATATCCAAGCGCCAAAATGCTGTTCCACGAAGACCACCTCCGGCACTCCATCGATAAAATCGCGAGCTTGCAGAGACAGGTTCAGGACTTGGAGCGGCGATTGGAGACGGTGCACGAGGAGTTGAAGCATTTTACGTTTGCGTTCGAGGAGGCGGGCAGAGATGACGTCACCGATTGACTTCGCCCGTCCAGTCGTCTGCGCTGACGACTGCGTCGAATGCGAGGCTTGCGGAGAGTTGGTGTGCCCGAGATGCGAGGACCATTACGCCGACTGTGCGTGCCCCGGACCACACTCGAC